ACAGGTTTACAAAGTGAAAAATGGCTAATTTTTGACTACTTTGACTGTCATGCTAATCCCTGGGCACAGTTAATAAAAAAAATCCCCTGCCCACCGCTAAACGTCCTATTTTAGCGATAGACAGGGGGGTTTCGTTTTGGCGCATATAAATACTCGTCCCGGCCTCTGAAAATGCGCCACAGCCCGTTTTACGAGGTCGTTTTTCTCCGGGATGCCGTTCTCGTGCGGGATTTGACCAGATCACCCAGCGGAACCACGATTTCCATGCCATCCCGGAAGATAACCGTCACCCGCTCTTCATCATTCACGACCATATGATCCAGAAGATTACACCAGAGACGTTCGTCAAATTCAGTGACGGCATCACCAAGATGGTCGAGGGTGGCTTTGACGGATTCGAAATACAACCTCTTTGTTTTCCGCTTCTCTAACTCAATTTTGCATTCGTTACAATTCTTTAACGCATCATTGTACTCTTCTTCCAGGACTTTCCGCTTGGCTTCATATTCTTTCTTTTGCTCCGGGGAATATATCAGCGTACCTTCAAGCCGTACTTCCTGTAAGGCCTTACGCTTATCATCATACTTTTTCATCTTGGCTTCCAGTTCCTTTACGGCGAACAGTTCTTCACTGATGGCCATCAGGTTATCCGCCAACTCGCTCTTCCCACGCAGCCGTTCGTTCAGCGCGGTCAGGAAGAATCCCTGCAGTTCCTCCTTCGTGAACCATCCTGTCCCGCAGTATGTCTTTTTGTGGTATTTGTTACGGCACCGGAAGATTACTTTCCTGTATTTGTCATTGGAATGCCAGGTTGTCTCAGCGAACCAGTCTCCGCAGCATCCGCACTTCACCTTGCAGGAATATGCGTCCTTTCCGCGCCACATGGTCTTTGATCCTTTCCGCTTCTGGCGTTCCGCCTGCACCGCGTCGAACATCTCCTTGCTGACGATGGCCGGATGGCTGTCTTCGATATAATATTTTGGCAGTTCGCCTTCGTTCATCTTCTGCTTCTTCGTCAGGAAGTCTGGCACATACCGTTTCTGCAGAAGCGCGGAGCCCTTGTATTTCTCGTTGGTCAGGATGCTGCGAACCGTTCCGGTATGCCAACGGGGGCCTCCTGCCGGACTCTTCACCCCCATCCCTTCCAGCCTTCGGCATATCTGGGCGAAGGTCAGTCCGTCCAGATACCATTGGTAAATCAACCGGACGGTCTCCGCCTGCTCCTCGTTGATGACAGGCTTGTAGTCAGGCCCGGGGTCATACCCCAGAAAAATCTTGTAAGGCATATTGAACTTCCCCTGGGCCATGCGTTTCCGCCTGCCCCACTTGGTGTTCTCGGATATGGACCGGCTCTCTTCCTGGGCCAGGGAGGACATAATGGTGATGAGGAGTTCCCCCGAGGCGTCCAATGTTTTGATGCCCTCTTTCTCAAACTCCACCTCGACGCCTTTTTCCTTCAGCTTTCGGATTGTGGTCAGGCAGTCCACCGTGTTCCGGGCGAACCGGCTGATGGATTTTGTCAGGATCAGGTCAATCTTGCCATCCATAGCATCGGCTATCATCTGCTTGAACCCTTCACGGTGCGCCGTGCTTGTACCGCTGATGCCCTCGTCGGAATAAACCCCCACGAATTCCCAGTTCGGGTTCCCTTTGATGTGTTCCGTATAATACTTTACCTGCATCTCATAGCTGGTCTGCTGTTCCTCCAAATCCGTGGAGACACGCGCATACGCCGCCACCTTCCTGGCTATCTTCTTTCCGTCCGGCGTTGCCGTGAAGGGGTTTATCGTCGCCGGTATCGTTTGCACAACAAGGCTCACACACCAAACCTCCTTCCTTTATATTGCCTGCTTCTTTCTGCCCTGCGTTCCGGTGTCCAATATTCTTTCCGGCTGACCGGCTCCCAGGTTTCATCTATTACCGTCCCGTCCTTCATCTGGAACACCAGTCGGTGCTGTTCCGGGACGACTATCTTCTCAACCTTATCCGTAAACACCGCCCCATCAAATTCTTCCAGTCCCAGCACCCTGCAACAGACCGCCTTCAGCCTCCTGTCCGGCAGGTACTTGCTGGGACATTTCCCTCCCTTCCTCCGGGTGCTGCATATCCAGTCAACATAACCGTCCTTGCTGAACCGGCTGTACCATTTGCCGCAGATGCCGCATTGAATCTTATGGGTGAAGCAGGTCATGCCCTTCCGTAACATAAAGCCCATCTTCGTCCGGTACGCCAGAACCTCCTGTACTTTATCGTAGGTTTCCCGGTCAACAATCCCGGCATGATGGTGTTTGACATAATACCGGTCCCGCTGGCCGATATTATTGATCACTTTCTTTGTGATGCAATCCTTGACAAACACTTTCTGTAGAAGCAGGTCACCGACATAAAGAGGATTGGAAAGGATCCGGCGGACCGTGACAGCGCTGAACTGTTTCCCGCGTACCGTCAGCCGTCCCTCTTCCCGCAGCCGTTTTGCAATGGCGTAGACAGATTCTCCTTGTAGAAGGCTTGCATACATTTGGCGTATCACTTCAGCCTCTTCCGGTTCGATGACATACTGTCTGTCAACCCAGCGGTATCCGTATACGAACGTGCCGCCGCTGGTTTCACCGCGCTGATACTTTCTCCGGATGGCCCATTTGACATTATTGGAAATGGACACGCTCTCCTGCTCGGCAACGGCAGCAGTGACGGTCAGCAGGAACTCACCGCCCATTCCCGAAGTGTTGATATTTTCCTTTTCGAACCGTACCTCAATACCGAGCCCTTTCAGTTCCCGGACGCTGTTGAGCAGGTCAACCGTGTTCCGTGCGAACCGGCTGATGGACTTCGTAAGGATGATATCAATCTTCCTTGCCCGGCAGTCCTCCATCATCTGCAGGAACTGCTTCCGGTGCTTTAAACTCGTCCCGGAAATCCCGTTGTCGGTGTAGATTCCTGCCAACTCCCATTCCGGGTTGTTCATAATGAGTTTTTCAAAATGAGCTACCTGAGCCTCATAGCTGGATTCCTGGTCTTTCTTATCGGTAGATACCCTGGCATAGGCAGCCACCTTCTTTTTCTGTATTTGTGCCTCCAGCGGCTTGGTGGCTGGGATTATTTCAGCCCCGTTCATGATCTCACCTCCCATGGTATCTATCACTCTGAAGCCGCATATAGTCAAGTCATTACCGGAGTATACTTCTCGCGCATCAGCCTGTCTGCCGCATCGTACTCCTCCTGGGTGATGACGCCCTCTTTCAGCGATTTCCTGACTATTGCCATAGTGACGCTGTACATCATCTGGCTGTGAAAGGTCTCATGTTCCATATGTCCGTCCTCCTTCAGAAAAATACCCCTCACTTAATAGCCGGGAAACAGGCCAAAAGTTAAGGTTATGCCGGAAATAATTCCGTTCTATATTCCTATGCCCACATAGAGCCAATTTTTTTAGTGCCAGCCCAGATTTTTTAAGGAGTTCCAAAATAAAAAAAATCCCGCAGGCATTCCCGCGGGATGTGTAGTACAGAATATTATGTTTTCCTTACCGCAAAATATACAGCGGCAACAGCTATTACATATGCAATATTGCGCTGCCACCTACTGTGCCGGAGCCTTGACCGTTCCTCGGCTTCGTACTGCTGCAATAATCTGTTGGCATTCTGCAATGACTGCTCCTGCCCTTCCAGCGTCAGCTTCAATGCGCCCAGCTGCTCCTTGAGCATCTGAGACTGTTTTCCGGCTTCCGTCAATTGCGTCTGCGACGCTTCCAGTTGTTTTCTCAATGTCGCGGACTCTGTCCTCTGCCTGTCGTTGATATTCCTCAGTTCGCTGAAGTTCCTGTCTAACCTCTCCAGCTCCGTTTCCGTGATTTGGTACAGTTGCTCTGCCGAACATAAAGCCGGAATAAAAGATAAGCAGACAACCAATAATGTGCAGCACAATACCCTTACAATCCTGAACATCCATGTCACCGCCCTCCCTCACTCAAGCAACCAATTGCCGTCAAACCAACGGTTCCCGACCTTCAGCCTGTCGGTGAACTGCCACATCGTTGCACCGGGCCAGTCACAGGAATGTGCCCACTGCGCACACCAGATGGGAACATACTCCGGCAGCAGGTTCGTGTAGATGCGGTTCTCCAACCAGTCCAGGCTGGCATAGATACCGCAGTTATAGCCGTGCCGGTTGCATTCGGTGATGAACTCGTTGCACATAGCGGTAATGGTCTGCGCCGACGGCATTCCATTGCGCTCCTTGTACCCGTCGCCGTCCTCCATGTCGAACCAGACGCCCATCTCCAGCCTGCCGGGAGTCAGGCCACCGGATTCCAGGATATGCATCATGTACGATGCCTCCTCCCAGGCGCCCACCCTGTTCAGCGCATAACTGTAATAGTAGACGCCAATCTTCAGCCCCGCCTCCAGCGCCTCATTGACATTTTTGTAGAACAGGCTGTCCAGATGCCCACGCCCGTACCCCAGGCGGATAATAGCAAACTCTATCCCGTTCTCCTTCACGGCCTTCCAGTCGATCCAGCCGTTGTTTTCCGATACATCAATCCCTTTCATCATTATTTACCCCTCCGTTGTAATAACTCATACAGCCGGGCCATGCTCTTCACCCCGGCATCTCCTAGGTTCTCGATGATGGACAGCGCCTCGTTCATGGCAAGGTAGCCGCAGACAATCTGGACAATCTGGGACGAACCCCCGGCGGCCATGCTCATCAGATCAAAGATGGCAGCCATCAGGAAGCAGATGCAGTAGACAAAAAGCTTGCTGACACCGCGTGTGCGCATCTCCGTGCTGTTTATCTTCCGTGCCTTGCGGGCGCTGTTGATGCCCTTCACGGCATCAAAAAAAGCAGGGGCCTCATTCCCCTGCTCGACCAGATATGCGTAACTGATGGCGATCCATTTCGTGAGGATGTCGATGTACAGCAGAGCGCCAAATCCAATCATCAGAATGGAATACTTGTGCGTCACCAGCCCCAGCACCGCTCCGGCAATCACCTTGATGTTTAGCATATCCCCCATCTTATCCAACACAGCGTGGACGATTTCCTTATCCATACTATACTTCTCCTTTCCGGGCTTCTGCCCTTAAATCCCTGTATTCCGGTATCTCACATTCTGTCAGTTTCTTCCGGTTCCGCAAGACGGATCCGTAAATCCGGCGGAGAACTTCACAATGCACATATTCCGTCCTATCTTCCGTGAACATCCCTATCGGGCAGCGGTTCCTGCAGATGGATACCACGGGACAGCTGAAGCACTTTTCAGGTATCAGCTCATCCCATGTCCGCCTGTGTTTCTCCAACATCTCCTCGCAGGAATCATCAATAGAGGAAATGACCCTGCTGTCGTTATGGCACCGGACGATGCTCCCGTCGAATTTGAACGACAGAGATATAACCCCGGGCGCACAGGGCGGAAACGGGGATGTTGTAAAATGATCCCGCCTGAACAGGTCATCGCTGACAAACTTTTCCACGAAAAAGTTGTACCGGTTCCCATACGGGTCGTTTCCTGCGATGATGTCATCCGCCAGGGCATCAATCGCCCGTTCTATCTGCCCTTCCCGGAAGGTATAGATATCTTTTGGGATATCGGCCAGCACATTGATGAGCCCCATGTCCACGATGGTCTCCGGAAACAGTTTTTCGAGCATGGCAAATGCCCTGACCGGATCATCGTTAAGGGCGTTGAACACAAAATTCACGGAACGCTTTTTGCACTCCAGCAAAGCCTCGATATTTTGTTCTGATGGGACTGCGTTCCGTACCGCCACCGGATTTGGCGCATCGTAGGACATCGTAAACAGTATCCGGTGCCTGTTGCAGAAATCTGCAACCTCCTTGGTCAGAAGCAGCCCGTTGGAAAAGATGCGGTACTGGCGTGGAAATATCCCACGGGTCTCAAACATCAATATGTATCGCTTTATCGTCTCCCAATACAAGAGCGGTTCCCCTCCCCAGAAGTAAATCCGGGAAAAGAAGCCGTTTTTCACAGACAGCCATTTTGTCAGGAACAGTATCACCTTCTCCGGCAGTTCGGAATCTGGCTGCAGGCAGAACGTGTTTTTTATGGGCGTCTGGGAACAGTGCCGGCATGTCATATTGCAGGCAGGGCCTAACAACAAAAAGACCGCAGACAAACCGTGCAGATATTCTGTTTCCCCAGTCCAAGGTTTATT